TCTAGACTGGCAAACTCAAAAAGCAGACCTTGATATACAAAGAGCAAGAGCAGATTATAATACATATACTTGACAGAATCAGGTTGATTTTAACCAATCTATAAAGAACTCAAACAGGGATTTTTCTACAGCTCTTTCTCAGGCTTCTTCTGCATATGGTAAGAGAGGTCTTTTAAATAGTTGAATCCAGAAAACTCAAACAGCAGATACAACATGACAATTTGTAAATGATACAAATTATTTTAAAACATTGAATCAGAGAAAATTAGATGATGCTTCGTTGAATATGTCTAGAGCTGAATCAGATTATAATACAAACGCATGACAAATACAAACTCTAAAACAAAGAGCTACAGACCAATATAACACATGAACATGAAGAATTTGAACAGATATATTAAATTATCAATCAGATCGTTCAGCAGGGAGCAAGGCACTTGAATATAATCTACAGTCTCAATGAGATGCATTATTTAATTCAAGTATGAATGCTATACAAGCAAATAACCAAAAACAGGCAGAATTAAACAGGATAAATCAATTATACGGAATCAAAACAACTTGAACAAGACCAGTTTATAGAAGTGGTTGAACTTATACTTATTAACAAATAGATTATGGCAGTTAAAGTAAATTTAGACTGAACTACTACAGCACCGGTTATAAATTCAAATATACCAATTTGAACCGGTAAATTTTCTCCTCCAAAACCTGCTATGTCAGCTCCTCCTATTGATACTCAAGTAAATGAGTTAAAAGCTCAGACTCAGGGTAAAACAATGGATGATATTTATTGAGCCATGATAGCTTCAAGACCTACAAGCACAGAGATAGAAAAGACTATTTGACAGAATACTTGACTTACCGATAAAATGGTAGGTGCAAGAATGCAAATGCAAGATATAAGAAGACAAATGCTTTGAGATCAGTCACATATATTTAATGCTACAAATCCAGATTGAACACCTATAGATCCAAGAGTAAAGGTCGCACAATATCAAGCTAACATGAAAAGTTATGCTGATAGAGTAGACCAATTATGACAATTAGAGAATGTTTATCAATGAGAATTAAGCACTTTATCTAAAGCAGAACAGGAAAGGATAAATGCAGAAAATGAGAAAAACAAAGTTGCTTTACAATATCTTAAAGACGTTGCAGATACAGATTATAGAAATAAGACTTTTGAAGAAAATAAAAGGCAATTTAATGTATCTAAGGATATACAGCAAAATCAATTCGATATTTCAAGAGATGACAGAAGATATGAATTTGAAAAAACTCTTAACAAGCCTGAAAAAGTACAGAATCCTGATTGAACATACAGCTATATTTCTCCTTCAGAGGATTGGATATCTCTACACTGAGATTGAAAAATCACTTATATGGGATGAAGAGTCGCATGAGATGAAGGAGTCGATATAGCTTGAAACGAAGGTTTTGCAGTTACAGCACCTTTCGGATGAACAGTATCAAAAGTATTTACCTGAAATGATAAATATTTCTGAAGTTATGTAGAAGTTACAAACCAAGACGGAACTAAAACAAGAATCTCGCATCTAGATCCTTCAAGTATTACAGCTCAAGTATGACAACCACTTAATGCAGGTCAATATTTTGCAAATCAAAAGAATACATGAACTGTAATAGCAAAACCATGAAGATGAGTTATTGATATTACTATGTTTGATAAGAACGGTCAAAAGATAAAATGAACTACTACAGCAAATATATTGAAAAATATCAAGAATACTGCAAAGGTTCAATGAGCACCTGCACAGACTTCTTCATATTCTCCTATGCAAGATGCAAACCTAGTACAAATATGATCTAGTGCTGAATGATGATTATTTCAAGATAAGATTACAGGAAAGACAATCACTTGAAATCAGGCAATGAGTGTATATTGAGCATCTAGTAAAGCAAACTCTTCTTCTTATTCTCCTGATGATTATATGAATCTTGTAATACAATGAGCAGGATGAGCAAGTAAATTATCTGATTATGATAGTAAAAGAATTGAAAAGCAAATACCTACATGGATTGCAAATTGACTTAATCCACAGGAAGCATTATTGAAATATAAATGATTTGTTATTGAAGATAAGAAAAATTTACCTCAGGCAACTCAGGTATTCAATGTTTTCAATAATATGAAAGCTCCTCCTTCATGATTTGAAGCTAGAGTATCAAACTTCATAAATAAATGAGATACTGCAAACCTTAATAATTATGTGAATACTGCTCTTGATAGAGAAATTTCAGACGTTAACAAAGCTGAAGCTACATCCACACCATATATGAACGTATTGAATCAAACTACAAAAGAACTAGTCGCTCTTATATCTAAAAACAAAGATAAATTAGGTGCTTTTGATTGAAGAGTAAATGAATTTTATTCTAAACTTGCAAAATCTTCAGATTTTCAGAAAATAAAAACATTGCTTCAGTCTTCTCAGGCTACTCAAAGGAAATTCTTTGCAGGTTCAGCCGTTACACCTACAGAAATGGAAGCATTAAAAGATTTTATCGGTGGTACTCAGAATATGAATGCTGATAATCTAATAACTCAGTTACAAATGGTGCAGGAACAGGCACAAAAGAAATATGATTCACAAAGATCATTATATCTGTGAGATCTAAACGTATGAAATCCAAGTGATAAAGTAAATCAATCAGTTTCATCTAGTATAGATACTTCAAATAATAGGTGGAGTTCACAAAGCAAAGGTAGAATTAATCAATAACCTAAAATAGTATATGGCATATCCAGTACAAACACTGACAGACTGAAGAATTAAAATGTCTGACTGAACAATTCAAGAAGCACCTAATACCTTCAAATGATGAAATAATGTATCTTCAATCTGAAAAATGTCTAGTGTTATTCCTTCTCCGTTGGATTTACCACAAGTAAAATGAGCACCTGCACAAAATGCAGGTTTTCAAAGTAATCAGTTACCAGATTTTTTGAATCCAGTGGCTAATTTAGGTACAAAAATACAAAATAATGACAATGAACAGACACAGAATATACAACCCATTACACAACCTGAACAACCTCAGGAAAATCAGCCTACAGTAATACCAGAACTTATAAAAGATGCTAGAGATGCGATATTATCTTGAATGCCTATAGATCAAATGGATAGTGTATATCCTGAACTTAAAGCAACTGATAAAACACCTTTCGAGCAACTTGCTTATGATGTTTCAAAAGGTTCTAATATTCAAGAACTTACTCAGGCTTACCCAGAACTTTTTTCTCCTGAAGAAATATCACAAACAGAAAATCAAGACGAGCCATTTTTTCAAGATCAGTATAAAAACGAATGAGTAGTAGAACAAACAGTACAAGCAATACCAAGAGCTTTACTAGATACAGTTCAATGAATTGTCTGAGGTGCTGAAAAGTGAGCAAGATGAGTTAATAACGTACTTGCAAAAACTGTATGAGATTATTGATTATACCCAGTTCTAAACGCTATCTGATATTCTATAAAATGAGATAGTTACAAACCTATGACAAGTGCTGATACAGTACAAAAGGAAAATGTAATATCAAATAGCATCTGAGCAGTAAAGGAAGCTACAATGTGAGAAAAATCATTCTGACAAGCTTATGATGAAGCAAATCAGGCTGATGCTGAAAAATATTGAGACCAAGGGTTGTTATCTGATCTTACCGATATACCTGCATGAGTTACAACTGCTTGATTCAGTGCATTCAAAGCACCTTTAGCAACTTGACTGAATTTAGCTTCAGAGCTTCCATGAACTCAGTATATAATGCAATGATTATCAAAAGCCATAGAATGAACTTGAAAAGGTATTGCCGACATTACTGGACTTGATGAAAATACAATGGAAAATGTTATTTCAACATGAATGAATGTCCTTTGACTTAAAGCCAAATGATGAACTATAGAAACTGCCTGAAAAGTTAGCGATGCCTTCAAAAATTCTCCTAGCATAGCAAAATGAGTACTAGAAGCAACAAAGATAGTCTGAAAAGATGTTTGACAATCTACAGTAGATATAGCAAAAATGCCTTACGAAATTGCAAAAAATGCTATAAAAGTTCCTGCGATCATAAAGAATATCCCTGAAGAAGTTAAAAAGCTATATACAACTGCTATAACAGGTTTATCAGAATCAAAGAGAGTCTGACTTCAGGCAAACCCAAATCAAGCCTGAGAATTCAACTTAATGGTAGAAAAATCAAAATCAAATGAAGGTATAGACGATATCAAGAATTATAAGACTGAAAGAGTCTGACAAATAACAAAAGAGCTTACAAACTCTATTGATGAAATGAGCAAGACCAGATGAGAGGATGCACAAGTTTACAATAATATCCGAGAATTACAAACCGAAGTACCTGCACACGAGATTTTATCTAAATTCCTGACTACAATATGAAAAAACTGAATGGATGTAGTAGACTGAAATATAGTAAGGCTTGATTGAACTAAGGCAGGAGAAATAAATTCTGCTGATATTTGAAAATTCAATCAGCTTTTTAAAGATATATTGGCTGATTCTGAGAAAGGTAAATGAAACCTTACAACAGGGCAAACACTAGATGTAAGAAAAACAGCGAGCAATATGGCTAAATACGATGCCACAACCACTTCAAGAGGTCAAAACGTAATGAGAGAGGTAAGAAAATGAATCGACACCGTAGCAAAAGAAACAATACCATGATTGAAAGAGCTTGATAAGAATTTTGCTGATAAATTAAATGATTTTCATAATGCAGTCCAAGATCTAGTTTATAAATCTTGAGATGTTAAATGAGAATGAAGAGGTAAAACCTTGAATTTGAACACAGATCGAAGCAGTAAACAATTTGCCAGAACTTTACAAGGCAATGACAGATGCAACTATCGGATGAAAGAATATCTGAGGTTATACTTGAGCTTTTGCCTTAGGATCTTCTTTTTGAGCTATTATGCCAGTTATATGACACGCAGTCGGAGCAGGACTATGATATATTTGAGGTTCTATGCTTGAAAACTGAATAACTAAAATAAAAGCAAAAGCAATTGAAAGTATTGTTTGAAAAGTATCTAAAGAATGACAATCCAGATTATCAGAAATTTCACAGAAACTAGAATCAAAAAAACAGCTTTCTATCAAAGATAAGCAAATAGTATCAAAAATAAGAAAACAGATCGAAGCAGAAGCAGAGAATATCAAGATTAAATACAACGCAAAGAAAACAGCAGAGGAAAAACAGGCTTATTTGGATAGTATAACACCTGAAAATCTCGCTTTACCTGCTCCAAGTGGTAAACCAGTTGTAAAAGCTCAAGAAGTTGGTAAAACATGACCTACAATTATTGATGTAAACCCTATTATTAAAGGTTCTGCAAAAACTGAAGTAAAATCAAATTTCAATTCAGAAAAAAAAACAGTAAAAGAGACCAAAACAGATAGTAATTATCAGGAAAGAGTTTCTAACCTAGAAAGACAATCCGATGAGAACTTTTTAACAGCTATAGAAAGAAACAAAGAACTTATAAAAGAAGATCCAAAGAAACTAGACGAATTATTAAGTAAATACAAGGAAAAGTACAACGAGCAATGAAATAAAATGCTTTCTGATGAAGCTAAACAAGAAGCATCTAAAATGACTGTATCCGAGCAAGAATGATTGCCAGAATCTTTAATAAGTGCTATAAGGCAAGTAAAACCATTGCTTAATCTTAAAAAGACTTCTAATTTTCTGAGTGATATCGAGCAAAATATAAATAATCCTAAAGTTAAAAAGCTTGTAGATGAAATATCCGAGTATATAGACACTACATGAGCAGATAAAACTATTCAGGAAGTATGGGACTATCAATTGCATGATATAGCATTATCAAATATGAAAGAACCTAAGTCTGCAAAACCTAGTATAAAGCAAAAAATGGTTAATAGTAGAAATAATATTGACACAAACACAAAAATAAATAAGATATCCGAACTAACCAATAACAAAACGGATATGAATGAAAAAACAAAAGCTAAAGTCGATTCAATACAAGATGTAACTCCTAAATGATTTTGACCTTGAGAATGAGAATGATACACACATATTTTAGAAAGAAGAACATGAGAAACAACAGACCAAGCAATAACTAGAAGTGTATGATACCAAATTGATAACTGAGTTGTTAGAATTAAGGAAACAAGAGATTGATTTGAAGCTACAATACTACAATGAGATAGACCACAGGTTATAACTTCTAGCAGTAAACAACAACTTATGAATCTAGTTTATTGAAAATTGCATCCTGATTATAAAGTTGTAGGTTCTGAACAGATAATACCAGAAGAACCAAAAAAACTTGATATAGATATGGAAAAATATAAATCTATGCCAAAAGAAGAACAAGTGAAAGAATACCAAAAGGATTTAAAAAAAGAACTCGAAAAAGAAAATATAAAATCTGATGAATCAACAAGTAAAGAATCCTTGCAAGTTAAAGAAGAACCAAAACAGTCTGATTATATCCCTTGAGACAATATAACCTATAAGGAAGCAGAAAACGCACATAGAGGTACGAGTTTCTCAAGTGATGTAAGGGCAAAATCTGAAATTGAATCACATAAGAAAGAATTACAACAAACTTACGATGAACTTTCAAAATATGCTGATACTCCTGAGAAAAAATCTTTACTATTAGATGAGATGAAAAGGTTTGAAGATAAATATACACAGCTTAAAAAAGATGCTCTTTGATCTAGAAGCAATATAGTTTCTTCAATGATTGCTTGACCTGCAAGATTCCCAGTAGCTAGAATGCAGAAAAGACAATGATTCTATGAAAAAAAAGTAGAAACAATGATAGATTTTAAAGAAAAAGCAACAAAATCAATTAAGAAAAAGCTAAATAATTTCTGAAAAGAAGAATTAAACCCTATTAATGAGGTAAAACAAGAAATTGAACAATTGAAAAAACAACAAGAATCAGCAAAACAGCACAATATAAAAGTAAGGAAAGAATGATGAGAACCAATACCTTGATTTTCTTTGACTAACTTAAATAATAGAATAAAGGCTAGAGAAGAAAAACTTGCTAAAATGGAAAATACAGAGCAAGCAAAATCATCTTGAGTAGAATCAAAAGAATTTCAAAAATTTGAGTGATGATCTATTATAGAAAATGTATGAGCTGATAGATTACAAATAAAATTTGATTCCAGACCTGATTTCTGAACTATAACTGAACTTAAAAAGAATTGATATAGGTGGAGTCCTACAAACTGAGTATGGCAAAGACAACTTACAAATAATGCAAAATATTCTCTCAAGTTCTTGAATTTTCTGAAACCTAAAGAATAAAAATTAAAACCGTATAAATTTATTATACGGTTTTTTTATTATCAATAAGCCAATATATAATTATTTGCATTTATTTTAAAATTAGTTTATTATATTTGTACAGTTTATTTCTTAACCAAAATAAAAACAAATGAGCTGAGTTAACAATTACCTAAAGAAGGTAGAAAAATGAGAAATATCTATTAGTCAATATATAGACATGGTAGATACAGGGGTAATAAACCCACAAGAAGTTATTTTATATCTTAATACTAATGTATGAAAAAACATAGAATAATATTACTGGCACTATTAATAGTTCTATTGATAAATATCTTAGAATTTACATGATTAGTTATAATTGTATTAAGTCAATAACCACTTCCCTACCCTACTCAAAATTTTTATAAAAAAATATATTGGCTTAAAATACACAAATAAATTTTAATTTTTCTCTGAACCAACAAGAGGGGAGGGGAGTAACAAAAATAAATATGAGACTAGATCCAAATTGAGATATCGAATATGATGAAGATATCTTAGATATTTCCGAAGAACAAGAAAATAAATCCTTACCAAATTCATTTATGGATGCAAAAACAAAAATATATATATGACTTGTGATAACCTGAGTAGCATTATGATTCTGAGTAACATATATTCTACAAGATCATTGAATACAAAATAATATTACAATTATTCAAGATTCAAGAAAAAACAGTGATAAAATAAATCTTGAAATAAAAGATTTATATTTTGAAATTTCTGAAAAAAAGAAACTTATTGATGTTAATATTAAAAAAGCTACTGAAAGTAAAAAAGAACTTCTAGAAAAATATGGAATAATTTTTAAATAACAAAGAAGCCCTTACATTTCTGTAGGGGCTTTTTATCTTTGCAGTTAACCAACAACCGATATAAATAATATCCAAATTGGTTTAAAAATCAAATTATTCTTCAGTTTCAGTTTCTTCAGCAGATTCAACATCTCCTGAAACCTCTTCCTCTGATGATTCAATACCTTCTTCTGTAGTCTCTTCAGTAGTAGAAACTACTTCATCCTCTACTTTTTCTTCTGTATTTTCCATGTGGTAGGTTGGTTAAAAAAATAAGATAAAAGTAATATATTTAAAATTACTTGTAATGCAAAAGTATTTTCTTTTTAAATTAAATTTGACACAGAAACAAAAATAAATATATTGAGTTTGTCTTTAGTATTAACCAATAAACATATGAGATTAATAGACAAAAATATAAAAGCTATTGCAAAACATATTTCAGCTAAATGAAATGTCAGACCAACTCTAGCTTGAGTTTGTATAAGAAATGAATTCTACTATGCTACTGATTCATATAAGGCAGTTAAATTCCCTATGCTGAAAAAAGATAGCAAACACTTCCCAGAAATACCATGAGAAGTTTACACAGAAGAAATCAAGGAAGATATTATTATAAGAAGTGCAGATATTGAAAAACTGAATTTCTGAAAAAATAAACTCATGCCAATTATAAATAATGTAGCAATTGCAAATTATTCTAACTGAAAGCTTGATTTATGTTCTACAGATCTTGACAGTTCAGATATTAAAAAAGTTAAATTAATAAACTGAGTATTCCCAGATGTAGATAAATTCTTATGAGAGATACAATCCTGATATATGCAAAATAAGGTTGCTTTGGATGTAGATATAATGATCGATCTTCTTAAATGTTTTAAGGAATGCTGAATAGAAAGGGTAATTTATGAGATTAGAAACCCAAATGATTGAGTAATAGTATCTTGATATGATGACAAAGATTATAAAGCTATAGTGATGCCTTTAAAAATTAACTAATAGATTTATGCAAAAATACGAAATATTGACTGTAGAAGAGTTAAATAACTCTAAACCCTGAATTATACGTTTTTGAACTTTCAATCACTCCTATGATGAACCTGATAATCCTGTGATGTATAATTTCGTTGCAGTAAGATGAGAAATTCACGATTGGTGCATTTATATAGGTCAAGAAGATGAAAGTTTTGAAAGAACTGCAAGTATTTGAAATAAAGTAAGGGATATTCATACAATACAATTATTAGTAGAATGTACACCTGATGCGTTAGATTTGTACAGATTTAGTTAAAATAATATATTATATTCAAAAATTGATAAGTTGCAATAAAATATATTTGCATTTTTAAAATAATAGGATAATGTGGGCTTGAAAGTAAAAAGATTGTATTTTTCATTACTTTCGGTTAAAAATTTGTATAGCTAGAACAAATATTTAACTTGAAACAAATTTATGCCTCTTATATCTAGCTGAATAAGAGGCTTTTTAATATAAAAAATAAATAATAAATATGATCGAGGTTTGAAGTTGGAATTGGGCTAGATTACAAGCTAGACAAATAATAAGAGCTGAATTATTTAGAAATAAATCTATAAGAACGATATGAAGTTATAAAATTTTAATATCAAAATATAAATCAATTCAGGCTAAATGAGTTGAATGAAAAGTAAGAATTTGCATACTGCAATATTTATTTGCGTGCATGCAAAGGCACTTTGACAAAAGAATAGCAAATTGAGAAACAAAAGAACAAATATTGTTTAATTAAACTATATGGCAAGACCAAACAAAAACAATGCAGATTATTTTTCTCATGATAATGACATGAGAAATGACGATAAAATAAAAGCATTAAGGAAAAATTTCTGACACATTTGATTTTCAATATGGAATATGTTTCTTGAAAAACTATGTGATGCTGATAATTTTAAATTAGAAATAAATGAATTAAATTTAGAATTATGGGGATGAGATTTTGATATATGATCACTAAATCTTTCAGAAATTATAGATTATTTATTAAAATTATCACTTTTAAAACAAGATTGAAATATAATTTATAGTCAGAAGCTAATAGATAGATTTGAGGGTCTTATCGCTAAAAGAAACAGAGATAAAGAAAGATTATCACAGCGAAAACAAGAGATAAAGAAAATTATCGTCAACGATAATACACAAAGTAAAGTAAAGAAAAGTAAAGTAAAGAAAAGTAAAGTAAATATATCTAAAGATATAATTAAAAAAGATATAGAAAAAGATTTTGATAATTTTGAAATAAATGAAAATGATTCTATTGAAACTAAACTTATGAAAACCTTATGAAAATTTATACAATTTAGAAAGATAGATTTAAAAAAACCGATAAAAGAATGAAGCAAACAAGCTTTTATAAAAAATTTGGAAAAAATAAGTTGAAATAATAAAGAAATTGCAGTTGAGATTCTAAATAATTCTATTGCGAATGGTTGGCAAGGAATATTCCCTTTAAAAAATATTCAAAATATACAAAAACCAAAACAAAATACTTGATATGTTATAGTTTGAAATGATTTTTAATTATTAATTTATATTTATGAGTGAAATTTGGAAAGATATAATCTGATTTGAATGAAAATACCAAATATCAAATCTAGGCAGAGTAAAATCTATTATTAAAAATACAAGATGTAAAGATAAGGATTGAATATTACGATTAGGTATGAATACTTCATGATACCCACATATGGTTTTTTATAATAAAACTATTGCAATCCATATAATTGTAGCAAAAGCCTTTATACTAAATCCAAAAAATAAACCACAAGTAAACCATAAAAACTGAATAAAAACTGATAATCGAGTAGAAAACCTAGAATGGATGACACAATTAGAAAATACTAGACACTCATGGAAATATTTATGAAGAAAAAATTGAAAAGAATGAAAAATAGGAAAATTATGTCCATGTAGTAAAAAAACCAATCAATTTGATTTACAATGAAATTGTATAAAAACATGGGATAGTTTAATGGATATACAACGAGAATTATGAATTAACAATGCAAATATTTCAGCTTGTTGTAGATGAAAGTATAAAAGCATATGATGATTTATATGGAAATATTTATAATTAACAAATAAAACTATGACTACAGATATAAGTTGTGATGTAATAACACATAGGCTAAAAATAAAATGAATGGATGTGAAATATATTACTTATAAAACTGCACAAAACATTTTCGATCAGATAGTAAATCCAGATCAATCATCTGTTACTATATTAAATCCTGAAAATCTTACATTTATTTCAAAATATAAGTCAGATATAGAGCTTATACCTATTGAATGAATGGAAAAGACAGCAGAGGATCTTATTTATTCAAAATGATTAAGTAAATCAGAAAAAGAAACACTTAGAATCATTCTTGAAGCAAGAAAAAAAGATAATCAGCCAATTACAGAATGAATTATTATAAATATAATTGAAGCAAAATTTAAAAAATAGATCATAACCAAAACAAAAATGGATATAAATATTTGAATTTGCCCAGTCTGTAATAATGAGTTCTTCCAAAAAACCTCCACACAAAAAACATGCTCAGACAAAAATTGCAGACACAAAGAAAGTTACACACAAAAGAAGATAAAACACCACCTAGCACTTGAAAATCTGAGATTAAAAACAAAGATACAGTCAAAAAAAGAGTATAGCATTACCTCAATAATCAAGACAAACCTTCTTAAAGATATGGAAAAAGAGGTTTGACACCAATACTGTCAAGGTTGCTGAGAAAAAGAACATATGTTAGAAGCTCATCATATTATAAAAAGAAGTGAATTACGTAACCACCTAAAAAAACACTGCAAAAAAAATATTATATTGCTCGGATCTTGATTTTCTAAATGTCAGTGTCATTCTAAATTTCATGCAAATGAACATTTAAGAGATAAGTGGGTAATAGAACGTAGATTATGGGAAGTGTTTGAAATAGTCAGAAAAGAAAGATATTTGACTTTATAAAATAAATTTGACACAGAAACAAAAATAAATACAATACAAGTGTTTAATATTTAACAATCCAATATGGAAAAAACAAACAGACCAGTTGGTCGTCCAAGATGAATACAATCAAAAGACTACCGAATAATGATACGTATTGAGCCTGATGTAGAAAAAGCATTTTTGGCATCATGCAAAAAAAATCGTAGGACTCAGAAAGATGAAATAAACTTCATTCTGAAAGATTACTACATAAAAAATCTTGAGCTAATATAATTTATATCCATTAACCAACAATCAAAATGGAAAATCAAGAAGTAAATTTGAATCTGTCAGTTGCAGATTTATTCCACCCAAAGAAAGCTGAGCTTATAGAACTAGCAAAGCAATACAAAGATATTAAGATAAATTGAGTAGATGATAAAGAATGATATAGGCTTGCTATGGATGCAAAAACTGCTTTACAAAAAGCAAGAACAAACATAGAAAAAACAAGACTTGATTATACAAGACAGTTCGATCAGAAGAAAAAAGATGCAATGGAACTTGAAAAAGAGTTATTAAAAGAAATTGTACCTACTGAAGATATGTTACAAGAACAGATAGATGCAGTAAAAAAAGAACAAGACAGAATCAAGAAGGAAAAAGAGGAAGCAGAAGCAAAAATAATACAAGACAGATTTACAAAACTACAAGAATACGGATTCACTCCTACATTACTTGAAATGACTTTAATTTCTGAAGAAGATTTTGAAGTATTATTATCTGAAAAAAAGAAATTGTTTGATGATGCTGAATCTATCAGGATTGAAGAAGAAAACAAAGCCAAAGCACTTAAAGAAAAAGAAGATAAAGAACGTGCTGATTTCGCTGAAGAACAAAAAAAATTTGCTGAGGATAAAGCAAAACAAGAAGCAGAAATGAAGGCAAAACAAGACAAAATAGATGCAGATAATAAGGCTATTGAAGATGAAAAGAATAAACTTGCAAGAGAAAAGGAAATGGAAGAATTCAAGAAAAAAACCGAGCAAGAAGCAAAGGCAAGAGCTGAAGAAAATGCAAGGTTACAGAAGCTAGAAGATGAGAAGAAAGCCAAGGAAGAAAAAGAAGCAAAAGAAAAAGCAGACAAAGAATCTCAAGTAAAACTTGAAAAAGAAAAGAAATACAAGAAATGGATCGAAGATAACAAAGGAACATGGGATTTTTACAGAGATATTGACGGAGAAAGACAGTTATGTAAGATTATTTCATCATTTAAAATAGGATAATATGAAAAAAACAGAGACAATAGATCTAAAAGGTAAAAATTATGCTACTGTTCCTGCTAGAATAAAGGAATTTAGGCAAGACTGTCCGTATGGACTTATAGAAACTACTCCTACAATTTTACCTGACTGAAAAATACTATTCAAAGCTAGGATTCTAAAGGATAAATCAAATCCCGATTCTGCTGAATGAACAGGTCATGCAATTTGAACATCAAAAGCAGATAAAGATTTTGAAAAATTAGAGACCATAGCAGTATGAAGAGCATTGGCTATGCTATGATATATGGCTTCTGGAGATATAGCTTCATCTGAAGAATGGAAGAATTTATGGAATATCAGAAAACAAAACAAGAAGAAGAACTAGAAGAACTCATAGATTATATAAATAAAATAAATTCGATAGATGAGCTTAGAATATTTTATAAAGCTAATGAGTGAAAATGAAAAGAGATTGCAAAGGAAGTTTCTAGGAGAAAATTAGAATTGCAAATAATTCAGGATACTAAAAATAATATTAAATAAACTATTGATATTTAAAATAATCTAATATACTATTAAAGTCAAACGAATTAAATGAGTCGTCTATTATAGACACTTACAACAGAGTTTCGTTTGACGACTCAGCTCTGTTGTAAGTGTTTTTAATTATATGTTATGAACAGGTTAGAATATAAAGAACTTTCAAGACAAGAAAGACTGGATAATCAAGAAGAAATTTTTAAAGATATTCCTTGATACGAATGAAGATATAAAATAAGCAACAAATGAAATATTCAGAGCTTGTTATATAAAACTTATAAGATATTAAAACCTAGTTTAACAGGAATAATAGGTAATCAATATTTAAGTGTAGTTTTATCGCTAAATAATAAATTAAATACATCGAAAGTACATAGGTTAGTAGCTATAACATTTATACCAAATCCATTAAACCTACCATGTGTAAATCATATAAACTGAAACAAATTAAATAATAATGATTGTAATTTAGAATGGTGTACACATAGTGAGAATAGTCTACATTCGTATAGAATATGATTAAGAACAATGAAAGTAAATCATCCTATATTAAGTTACAACAAAGGAAAATTTGGAATAGATAATAAAAAAAGTATATCAATATATCAATTTAGTCTAGAATGAGAATTTATAAAAGAATTTATAGGAATAAATGATACATGAAGGAAGCTTAATATAAGTTTTCAAAATATTTGGAAATGCTGTAAATGAAAAAGAAAATCAGCATGATGATACAAATGGACATTTAATATTTAATAATTATTTTTATGAAAATTTATACAGATATAATTCAGGGTACTCCTGAATGGAAAGAATTAAGAAAATGAAAAATGACTGCAAGCAATGCTCAGCCAATCGGTAACAACTGAAAGGGGCTTGATACTTACATTATCGAGGTAATGGCAGAGAAAAACTCTACATGAGAAAAAGAATGATATTCAAACTCTGATATGGAAAGATGAGTAGAACTTGAACCTATTGCAAGGGATATGTACGAGCTTGAAACATGAAATAAAGTTCAAGAGGTCGGATTCATTGAATACAACGAATATATCTGAGCAAGTCCAGATTGATTGATTTGAGAGGACTGAGGGATCGAGATTAAATGCGTTAAGGATATAAACCATTTCAAAATGATTCTAAACGGAGAATCTGAAATAGATACAAAGTATTTATGGCAAATTCAGATGAACTTGCTTATTGCAGGTCGTAAATTCTGGGATTATGTTTCATACAATCCTAACTACAAAAAATCATTGCTTATATTCAGAATACTACCAGATGCAAAAAAGCATGAGGATTTGATTAAATGATTCCAGACTTGAATAGCAAAAATGAAAGAGATTCAAAGTTTAGTTGATAAAAAGTAAATATGAAAACATACAAGAATAAGTTTTTTGAATTTACTACCTGAATTCATGGAATAAGATTATCTTACGAACCTTGCTCATATTACGATACAAAGCAAATTTCTCTTAGTTTAGGTTGGGGAATTATATTTATAGATATATGATATTCAGAAAAGGAACATGATGTAAATGATACCGAGGAATACTGATTTAGCTATCATGGTTCGCAGTTATGGTTTAGGTTATGAAAGAAACATAAATCTATAAGAATGCCGTGGTTTTATGAATGGATCAGAACAAGTTATTTATGTTCAGACTGAAAATGGGAACACGAAACATTAGAAACTAGAAAAACAAAAGGCAAATTCTTTGATTTTAGAGAAAATTGTAAAAATATTTTCAAAGAAAAATATCCATATACCTATACTCTGAGAGATTGAATTATTCAAGAAACTATTGCTACCGTTACAGTAGAAGAAAGAGAGTGGAGACCACTATTATTAAAATTATTACCAATATTCAGACAAATAAGGAAAATAATAGATGTAGAATTCTCAGATCCTATATGAGAATGAGTCTGAAGTTGGAAAGGATGAACTCTTTGATGTTCATACGGTATGAAGGCATGAGAAACACCTGAACAAGCACTTAGAAGAATGGAAAATGAACGAAAATTTAATAGATAATCGAAAATAGTATGAAAGATTATAGAAAAGAATATTTCGATCAAAAACAAGAGATAAGAGAGAATAAAAACTGTATCGAAATAATGAATAAAAAATATAGTAATGAAGATTGATTCTCTCATATGATGAAAGTTATTTGAGAGCTATATGATAATAGAGGTCAGGGGGTTGAATATGATTTAGATATTACAAATAATTATGATGATGAATGCTGAATACCTTTTGATGATTTATGCGAAATGCTAGAATTATTTAAGGAAAGGAGAAAATTAAAAAGGAGACTATGATTTATAAAATGACTGATAATAAGACATTATTTATATTATAATAAAGATCAAAATGGCTAATTTTATATGATGATCAGTTAAAGAAATAAACTGAAAATATTGAAAATTTCTGAGTGTATCAGTAAAAGTTACAGACCTTAAAGAAAATTCAAAATGATATGCTAGTTTTACAATAAGTCCAAGAAAAGAAGTTTGAAAGTATTGAGAAACTCATAATATGATGCAAAATGATTATGATCCAAGAGAACATAAACAAGATTATAAAAAAGAAGATAAAGCAAGAGAAGAAGCAATACTAGATGATGAAACACCATTTTAATAAAAAGAACCATGAAACTAATAAGAGAAGAAATATCACTAGATGACTTTGCAAAGCTTGATAAAGAAGTCAAGAGATTATGAAAGGCTCTTATTACTGTGGAAAAGTATGAGGAACATTTATCTGAAAATCAAAGAAAATACTATTTTTCTGTAATTGTTAACTGAGTAGCAGAATATCACTGATTCTGAAAGGAAGAAGCTCACATTGAACTTAAAACCGAGTATTTGCCAGATTATGAGGATTTTTTAAAAGAAATGGAATGATTAGAAGTTACAAAGATGATGCAAAAGTTTCTTGAGATATATCATGATCTTACAATCACAAATCAGAAAGTCTGAGAGTTTGAAGCATATTTATCTAGAATTAGAGCATGAGAAGCTAAAAAAGGTTTATACTTACCATTGCCTAATGAGACTAATACGTGGGATACTGCATATTTAGTAAAATAAATTTATGGATAAAGTTACATATAAAGAGTTACAATGACAAATAAGATCAGATAATCATATAGAGATATTCAAAGATATTGTTTGATATGAGTGATTATATCAGATTTCAAATAAAGGTAATGTAAAATCTTTGAGGTATTGAAAAAAAAGAATACTAAAACCTGCTCTGAATCCACATTGATATTATAGGGTATCACTTACAGATAATAATATTAAAGAAAAAACAAAATCAATACATAGACTAATGGCAATAGCTTTTATACCGAATCCTGAAAACAAACCTGATGTAAACCACATAAATTGAATAAAATCTGATTTTACATTAAATAATCTGGAATGGTGTACAAAATCAGAAAATTTACTACATAGTTTTAGAGTCCTATGAAATAAAAGTGTAAGTTGAACAAAATGAAAATTTTGAGCAGATAGTAAAATGTCAAAACCAGTAAATCAATATGATATCAATTTTGTTTTTTTAAAGAAATGGTTTTGAATATCTGAAGCATCAAGAGTTATCTGAATACCTAGCTCAAATATATCAGGTTGTTGCAACCTAAAAAGAAAAACTGCATGATGATATATATGGAGATTAGCAAATTAGATTTGTCAATGAAATTTAATTTGACAGACAGACAAAAATAAATAAGATAGGTTGTATCATAACATTTAACCAATAACTGTATGATACAATTTGCTATTAAACAAGACTTCATTATATACTCGATAGTAGTATTCGCAGTCTGAGTTGCACTATGAGCATACCTCACAGTGCTAATTGTAGCAAAAACAAATACAAATAGATTACATCTTAATCAACACTAGTATGAATGCAAATATTACAAAAAGGGTAAAACAATTACTCGTAGAATATCCTGAGACTAGAGATTGTGATTGATTACTCGCTATTAAGTATCTAGATTTATATTTTGATTGAACCCCAAGAGAATTTATCGAAAAAAATATACTTCTCAATATTCGTACTGCAAGACAAGTTTTTCAGAGAGTAAATCCAGACATGAGATGAAAAAGGTGGGCAGAAAGACAAAGGTATTCACACGAGGTAAAACAAAAAATAAGGAATCAGGAAAAACCTGAAAACCTTATGAAACAGTTTGATAATGATGAAGAACACATTAAGCTACACCAAGACTTTTTAGAACGCAGTGCCAGATGAATTGATATTCAATACCATGCTCCTAAATGATTCTTTACCTCTTTAAAATCAGCTATATGAAACTTACTAAGGTAGATATTATTATGATTGCTATTATGTTAATTTTAGCTATACTGATATTCAAGGATGTTAAGCAAGTCAATTCAGATCCTAGCAGTCAAGAAATAGCAGATTATTATAAAAGCCATTAAGATAATGAGCAGAATTACACAAGCTGAATATATCGAACTGATGACAAAAAAGAAGCCTAGCAAGCATTGAAATATAAAAACCAATGGATTTGCAAGCAAACTAGAGTCAAACAGATATCAGCAGTTAGTAATACTAGAAAGAGCATGAGTAATAAAAGATTTAAAAACTCAAGTTCCATTCATCCTACTTGATAGCTTTGAAATAGACTGAGTAAAGATACAGGGCATAAAATACATGGCAGACTTTACATATGAAGTTATAAATCTTCCCTGATTTGATAAAGGGCTATGGTGCGAAGATACGAAGGGTAATGCAACTGATGTATATAAGATTAAGAAAAAGCTATTTTTAGCAAGATATGGAAAGGAATATAATTTTTTTGAAAACTATGGGTAGTACCACAATAATAAACGAATCAGATATAAAAACCGAAGACTTCACAAGATTTATAAAGGTTTCAGGTCAGATTCAGGACATACAACAAGAAGCAATATTCATGGCAGTTTACAATAGCAAAGTTCCAATAAATGCTATGATAACCCAGTCAGTTATTGAAATTAAGAATAAAAAAGTAACATTAACCCAAACTTACCAATGGACAGATTAGAAAAAACTGCAAAGCGAACTTTGTTTATACTCTGAAAGATATTAAGATTCCCTAAATGGCTAATAAATAAGCTATATTGGTTCTCAATCTGAGAAGTAAGCCTTTACTGAAGGTTTAATTGAACTCCTATAATAGTAAATTTTCAGAAATGAGAAGTAAAAAGACTTTATGTTTGAAAAGGTGGTAAGATCGAGAATGTATTTCTAGAAGGTTGATATATGGATCAGTCGCAAGTTAAGGAACTTATCGCACTTTACGAGTGAAATATTAAATAAATTTGACAGACAGACAAAAATAAATATACTGTTCAAGTATTCTTAATAAACTATTTTATGAGAACCAAGTCAATTATATTTATATTACTGTTTATATGTACAGTTCCTACTACTATTGCAGACTATTACGAATATAATACCGAAGAATGTGGACTATACGATTGTATTTGAAATGAAAAAGATCCTGAAGTTACATATCATGAATATCAGACTATAGATGTTCCGTTCAATTCTGATGTAGTAGATGAGGATTTAGATATAGAATATTTGTTTTATTTATTAGAAATTAACCAATAATTATTATGTCATGTAGTTGCCACTTAAACCCTCCTTGTTCATATTGTGAAAATATGCCTGAGAGAGCATGTGAAATAAAAGATGAAATGAGAATACTTCAGGTAAATATTGATAATCATACGAAAGCCTTAAAACTTATGTTATGAAGTGAATCAGACTATTGAAAAATTTGGGACAGAAGAGTTACACTAAAAGAGCAATATTCTTTATTACAAAAGGAATTTAATGAAGTTTACCCAGATCCAGATAACCGAGATTAATTAATAATTATGAAAAAAATGGAAATAGATCAAAAAGCTATGGATAAATTCTACACTGCAACACTTGCTAAAAGGTGCTGAAGTGTAAAAAAAGAGGAAATGGAAGAATACAAGAAAAAGAAAAGAATAACTACTCATTACATAACCGATAGCCACTGAAAAATGTATTTTGGAGTGTACGACTGAAAAGGTAGACTGATAAATCAAAGAAGTGTAGAAGCACTTTCAAAAGGTTTTAAAAAAGCAGTAAAAATATAATATGATCGATAATATTTTAATATGAGTGTGATGCATCTTAATACTCGCACTCTGTCTGACAATAATTTATATCTGATTTTGCTTAATCTGAGAAGAAGTATAGCAAAAATAACAACAAATATATGATAATTTTACCAATAGTCCTAGTAACTTCATATTTCTACAACTGAATAAATTGTCTGAGCTGATATCCTTGAGTTTATAGACCTACTGAAAATAAGATTTACCTATGTAAAGACTATCAGTTTGAATGAGAAGTAAATAAAAAATGAGTTTTAGTACATGAAACATGACACTTTGTATTTTTTAAGGTTATAGATGACTCAGAAAGATCAGAATACAAAAAACTATATGACGGATGCGACATATACAGCAGGTGTTTTGTATCTCTCACAGCATACACAAGGTATGAAGAAGATTTTGCAGAGATATTCCTTGCAACATATAACAATGTTAAATCAGACGAATATACTATAAACCTGAAGCTAGAATTTATGGATAGAATATTTAAGAAATATAAAATTAAGAAATCGAAATATGAAACTATTGTATTGCGTTAAATGTGATTCGATCATAAGGCTTGTATCAAAGCATAGAGAATGCGAGTGCTGAAAGTGTGGTGGTAAATATACAGACTCATTGAATGCAATATACTACTGAGATGCCTTCCCAATGTGAATTGACAATAATAGTTTTTCAATCAGAATTAATAAAAAGATACAAGAAAACATATACTACAACACAGCAAATAAGCTAGAGTTTGATAGCTCCGATATAAAGTGTTTTGCATTCTGAAAATGAAGTTGGTGTGCATGATGAAATTGTGGAAAAACAATGAGTAAACTAACAAAAAAAGAATATAAAAAGTTTTGACTTTAAAGCAAAAATTATTAATATATCCGTATTAATTAACCAATAAAACCTATGAAATATATCGTTTGAATAGCAGGATCGAAATGGACAGTAAAAGCAGATAATGTAGAAATAGTATTATGTGCTATTATTTCAGGTCTTAGAACCAATGCTCACGTAGATTTTTACGAAGGTGCTACCGATGAAGAAGTAGAAAAAGCAAGGTTTAGAAATACATCTGATTTCAAGATTTTCACTCCGAAAAAACAAAAGGAATACATAAAATTCATGCAGACAAACAAGGGTAAGATAATCGAAGCAATCCAGACAATAACGGATCTTGAGAAAGAAATTATTGATGATACTGAGAAATTATTAGATAGTATGATGCGTAAAGAAAAATTTTTTGATTGAGAAGAAATGCTTAGAATTCTAGATCAGATTAATAAACTTAAAGCAAGAAAAGACTTAATTACCCAAGAAAATGATACAAATACTGAATCCGAACCAAAAACGGAAACCGAGCTACAAGGATAATCTCAGAGAACATAGAGAATTAAAGAAATTTAAAAATAAACGGTAATTATGAAAAAATCTGAAATATTAGAAATAATACAAGAACTTCAAAATGATACTTCAATAAGTAACTTTACTATTGAATTTGAGTGAGAAAAAACTAAGATAACCGTATCAAAGAAAATAATAATAAATCATGTTTCTACACCATTCTACCCTATGCAGAATCCTAATTTATATCCTAGTTATCCATCTCAAAAACCTTTATATACATTGTGTAATATAAATTAAATAATTATGACACTAAAATCAAACAAGAAAAAACTTACAAAGAGAATCACAAAAAAGACCTCAGATAATATTACTGAGGTTTCTTTGCCACCGTTACATGAAGAAGGATCAAAAGAAGAAAAGAAAACATGGTGGGACTCAGAACAAGAAAGACTCGAAGAAGAATTTAGAAATATTGAATCAGATATACTGCATCCTACTCCTAAGTTCTGAACTCCAGAATACACAGCTCTATTAGCAAAGTTTAAGTTAACAATCAAACAAGAAAGATTCTGTCGTTTATATTGCTTGTCATCAGAATACTTTGCAAATGCTACTCAGAGTTATATCAGAGCATTCAAGACAGAGTATTACGATGCTTGAGCCTATAACACAGCAAGAACTGAATCATCAAGACTCCTTGCAAACCCTAACATTTTGAATTACATGAGATATTTGTCTGATGTAAACTGATTTAATGATGATGCAATGGATAAAGAATTGCTATTTTTATGTATGCAAAGACAAGAACTAACTACAAAAAGAGCATCAATACGTGATTATAATGAGATGAAAGGTAGAATAAAACAGAAAGTAGAAGTATGATTTGATGAATGATTAAAAACTTTTATGGATTGAGTTAGAAGTTTCTGAAGTAAATAAAAACTATATTATAACATATTAAGGCACAAATTTTACGGGGTTTTAGCTTTTATAAAAAATACAAATTGGCTTTAAATAAATAAACTTTCATACTTGACAAAAAAATGAGTACAGCAGTCTTAATTGATATTGAAAATGAAATAATAGATCGAAGTTCTATCCAGAAATTAAATCCAGAAGAATTATTTGCACGATTGACTTCAAAGAAGTGGAGAATGCAAAACCTTTATTATATCGTTGATGAATACGGACAGACAGTACCCTTTCACTTTAATTATATTCAGAATCTTATCTGGGAAGAGCAAGATTGGAGATGTGTAATTCTAAAGTATAGGCAAGGTTGAGTTTCTACATTAAAGATTATTGATCTTACAGACGATGTATTATTCTGACCTAATAACCGTAATAATTATTTTATCACACACAGGCAGGATCTTTTAGATGAATTTTTCAAGAAAGCCAGATATACTTATGATTCAATGGTTTCATGTATCAAAGCAATATTACCAAGACCTAAAACAGATAACTCAAACGAGCTTTATTGGAAAGAAACAAATTCTACCCTAAAGATTGCCCTTGATGTTAGATGAAAAACACCTACAAAAATACACGTATCAGAGTTTGCATGGATGACTTCAGAAAATCAATCAAAGGTTTATATTGCTATGAATGAGTTTAGACAAGCTTCAGTTACTATCGAGTCCACTGCAAATGGTTTATGAGATGTATTCTATGTGCTTTGTATGAATGCCAAAGACTGATTATGAGATTATAAGCTTTTATTCTATCCTTTTGATATTGAAGACAGAAACGAACTAGAACCACCTGAGAATTGGATACCTAACGAAGATGAATTGCAATTCTATAAAAACTACTTAGAGAAGCATTGAAAAGAAAAATGATACAGGAAGTTATTTTGGAGACATAAGAAGATCGAAACAGCTCTTGCATTATGAGAAGACTGAGAAAAGAAATTCAATCAGGAAAACCCTATTACTATTGAGCACGCATTCGTATCATCTGGTGCAATGGTTTTTGATGTATCTCAAGAATTCAGAATACAAAAGCATTATAAAGAGATTGAAGGTTGGAAACTATATCTACCTCCTACAGATGAATTGGTATTCGGTATTGATATGGCTGAAGGTTGAGTTAAATGAGATTATTCCACTATATCATGAAGAAACAGAAAATGACAGGTTGCTTGCCAGTTCAAATGAAAGGTTAATGAAATTATATTAGCTCAAAAAATGGACTTTATTCTATGATATGAAGAGAACTGAAGAAAATATCAATGATTGTTATTACCTGAAAACAATGTAGGACTTGCATTCATAAATGAGTGTAAGCATTATTCATGGTTTCAATTTATGCTGAAGGCTAGAAGCATTGATAATGCATCTGATGATAATATTCAAGAAAAATACTGATTCAGGATGACTACAGTTTCAAAGGATCTTATTATACGTGAATATCGTTGAGCATTATATAGAAAGGATGAAACCTGAATATGGATAACTCTAGATACTTTGGCGGAAATAAGAACATTTCAATATGATTCAAATAATAGACCAAATGCAATATCTCCAAATCATGATGATTTACTTGTAGCTGATATGATTGCTTATCATTGAACAGTTCACGAATCGTGGGTAGTTACTTATAGACCACCTCGGGAAGTAGAAGAAGACATGGGATATTTACAAAGACTTAAACTAAGAGTATCTAGATGAGATTATCTTGATAAATAAAAAACTTGATTTAATTCAAAACTAGAATATATTTAGAAAAATATATATAATCAATTCAATTTATGAAAGCAAAAGATAAAATGATGAATGCCAGACAAATGGATGAGATGATGAAGGAAGACAAGAAAGAAAAGATGAAAGGAAAGAGAAAGAAAAAATGCACTGATGACTGAGATCATGAATACCGATAATATGAAAACAAAAAGCAATTCATATATCGGAAAGACGATAATAGTAACCAGATGAACTCAGCAATACAAAGAATGAGAACAATTTATAGTCCGAGATGAAATGTACATCGAAGATCGTAACCAATACTGCCTATACGAAAAAACAAAAGCAAACAGATGAATTTACGAAAGATGTGTTAGAATAGTTAAATAACCTTACTTAAATGAAAGAATTGATTGAGATATTAGCAATATTCTGAGTAGTGATAGCAAGCTCTATCCAATCTTATTTCTGCTATAAGCTAGTGATAGAAATGAAAATCCTTGAGAAATCAAAGGATATTTTTGATTATAAGAAGGTAATCGAAAAACCAATCAAAGAGAAAAAAGAAATACCAAACATTACAGACACTCCATTATATCATGATAACTAATCCAAAATATGAAGGCAATATCAGAATTTATTACAGCAGAAGAGTTCATCAAGATGCAAAATGACGTTATAAATGATAATATCACTTATAGGTCAGAATGGGAAGCAGAATGTAAAGATGTTATGTACTCTTTCAAAGGTAACAAATACCCAGTAAGAAGAAAAGACAGGCTTGCAGGTACTAGCACAATCATTAAAGATCCTAAAAGAAGGAGTTTTTTGAATCTTATCAAGAGACAATACAGGATTACGTCAAACTATCTTTGAAACAATGAACCTCAATATCTTATCACAGCAGTAAACGGTTGAGATGTTACAGAAGAGGATCTAGAGAATAAGAGATCATTCCTTAACGGAGTATTTGAATGAAATGAGTCAGATCTTGATGAGGTATGTTCTTTTTATGATACCGTAATGGATGACGTTATTTTTTACGGATTATTCAGATGACTCGCATGGACTATCGCATATTACGATGAGAAAAAGAAAACATACGAATTTAAGTCTTATGATTCTATGGATACTTACATAGACCTAGATGCAAGATGCCTAAGAGATATCAAGAAGATAATCGTAACTTATACGAAAGGTAAAAGATATCTAGAAAAGAAATATCCACTTGACGGATTATGATCACCGATTGACTGGGAGAACGTAGGAAATGAGAAAAAACAATCTCTGGATACTACAAAGAATGCAATGCTTAAAGATAAACCAAATTCAAAGACTCTTATAGTCAGAGAAGGTTATTACGTTGAAGATTGAAAACTGTACAGAATTCTAACAACTCAATGACTGCTTCTCGAAAAAGAAGAGTTTGAAGTATGATTCTTACCTTTCACATACTATACAACTATGAATGATCCTGAATCCCTATATCCTAGAGGTTGGTATGTTGATATGCTAGAACTTGAAAGAGAAATAAACCAATTAATCGAAAAGATAAACAAGATAGTCAAATCAGGATGACGTTTCGTTTATGTAAAAGAATGAACTACCCTAACAAAAGCAACAAATAATCTTCTTAACTCAATGGATATTGAAGTTATTGAGGTTGCAGGTTCTCAGGACTTACCACAACAAGCAACATTTTTGCAGGTTACTCAAGCAGACTTACAGCATCTAGACTTTCTTATGACTCAAGCAGACATGGAAGGATGAATGAAAGCTGATATCATGGGGCAATCTTCAATTTGACCTGATGCATCTGGTAGAGCAATAATGGCACTTCAAGCATGATCGAAGAACAATATAGGTACAGCACTCGGAGAACTTAATAAATATATGAATAGACTCGTAAGAATAGTTTTAAGACTTCATGACATATATTGAGAAGATAAAGTATCAGTAAAATGACAATGAGGTTGATCCGTAGAAGTTGATAAAAAGACATTCAAACAATCTAAAACAAAAGTTACAATTACCTGAAGAGATGCTTTTGATGAAATCACAAAACAAATGCAATCTATCCAGATATTAGATTTAATCGCTAAATTCAAACCAGATATAAAGATAAGTCCAAATACAATTACAGATATATTCTGAGTTACAAACGATATAGCTACAAAGATACAAAAAGACATAGACAAAGAAATAAATCCAGACTTACAAATCGCAGAATGAGAAAATAAGAAATTGATGAATGCTATCTCTTTTAATGCAAACCCTTCAGACGACCACCAATTGCACCTTGCTATGCATACAGAACTATTAAAGAACTTCCCACCTGAATCAGATGCAGGAAAAGCTATAATAAACCATGCAAATATGCATAATGCATTTCTAAACTCATCTGCACAATAAAATCAGATTATTTGTGTATATCCAATGAATATGCACAAAAAATTTGCATTTATCGTGAATGTAAATATATTGCGAATAACCAACCACTGCAAGACAAAACTTGCCTTCAAATGCCGAGAGACAAAACTCTCTTAAATCAAATGCTTATAATTCTTTATTATAACACCTATGTTAATTGACTGAGTAGATGCATCAAATGGTGCTGATACAAACGCAGGCTGAGAAGCTTGAAACAACCAAACTGCTTGACAAGAGCAAAATCCAGCTAATCCAAATCCTGCTAATCCTACCGATAAGCCTACTGCGAAAGATCCTCAAGCAGAAATGAGATATCAAATCTCTAATGCAAAGAGAGAAGCAAAGGAAGCGAAGGAAGAACTTGCAAGGATTAAAGAAGAATCAGGAAGAGTAAAACCAGTATTCGATGATGAAACTGATCCTGACTGAAAAAAGGAGATCGAGTATACTGCTGAACAAAGAGCAGAACAAAAAGCCCTTGAAATATTGAAAAAATCATGACTTCAAGAAAAACTCGAATCAATTGAGACTGAAAGATATATCGACAATGTTTATAACAAAGTTGCTGAATCTCATTCATCTGAATTTGAAAAATACTGAATAAGTAAAGTATCTAGAGATGAAGTCGTTGCTACAATGAGACAAATAGACGAGCAAGGTCTAACTCCAACACAGATAGCCATGCTTGCAAAACATTCTGAAATTCAAGCTAAAATGAAGCCTTCAGCATTCACCCCTTGAGTAGGCACTAAATCAAACACATGAGATAGACCTGAAACACAAGCAGAGGTAAATGCTAATATCTACAAAAAGTTTTGAGTTTTCGGACATTAGTATTTTATATAAATAACTCTTAAAATTATGAGTGCAGATATCGCTCTTTTCGCAAATATGCTGAAAGAACAATTAGAGCCTAACATACAAGAACAATTCTTAGAAATTGACGTATTAGTTGAGGATTCTCTAAACATAGACGGACAAAACAAAGTAGGTGTAGAAGTAGACCTAAAAAACAATAAATTTGTAATTACTTCACAAGACGGATGAATGACAGCTTATGCAGGTGCAGAAGGATCAGCTTTAATAGCTTCTGATATCCACCTTGATAAAATGGAAGTTACTCCAAAATTCATAACTGCTTCTTATAGAATCGGTCATGAAGCAATAAAAGCTACATCTAAAGACAAATCAGCACTTGAAACAGCAGTAAACCTATACGGTCTTGCTATTCGTAGAGCTATGATATGGGCTAAGAGTAGACTTATTAGATGAGACGGAACAGGTATCGTTTGAGTTCTTCCTAATACAGGTGCTCAGACTTGAACTGCAATCACTATTTCAGCTAAGGCTAAAGGTACAATCGCATCACAAAATGTATATGCTCTTGGTACTCAATGGTTTATGGCAGGTCAAGAAATCAGTTTCGGTACTGAATCAGACTTTGCAGGTTGAACTCAAATTGATGCTATCATTGCTTCAGTAGATTCAGACACTCAAATTACTCTTACTGCTAGTAAGACTGTGGGTACTTCTGCTACTGGTAACAATAGAGCAGGTACAAATGCTGATACGTGGCATATTAGATTCAAATGAGAATATGGAAATGCTCCTATGGGTATATTCGGTCTCGTTGATGACGGTACTCTTTCTCCTCTAGCTCTTGCTTCTGGAAAAATCCAAAACGTAACTCGTTCTACTACTCCATACATGAAATCTATCGTTTATGATAAAACTGGTTCTACCACTGTTATCAAAGACTTCAGAGACTTGTATTCAGCAGTTAGACGTTACAACAAAAACGTAAAATACTTCTTAGTTTCTGAAGATGTGTATGCTACATATACAGACTCAATCACTATTACAGTACAAGCAAATCAATCTACAACTCCATATACCTCTAAACTAGGTACTGGACACGCAGGACTTGAATTCGCTTACGGTTGAAAACCTCTTCCAATCATGCTAGATTCACTTCTTCCTGCATGACAAGTATTCCTATTAGATCCAGATCAATTATTCTGTGCTGACTTGTTCGCTGATGACTTCATCGAAGACGGAGTTATGACAAGAGTAACTTGAACTAGACTATATGAAACTGTTAGAGCTTCATACTTCAATTACGGAACTTACGGTTCTAGAAAAATGGGTTGAAGAATTAACTACCAAGCCTAATCGATTGCTACACTGCTCATCAGAAATGGTGGGCAGTAAGTAATTTATTACCTAAATAAACAAACTATGTGAGTAAATTCAAATTATCCAAAAGGGCAAAATGAAGTAAGGTTCATACGTAAAGACTGAAACGAATGAAGTACAAAAGAATTCACTTATGATGAGGATACTCAAACACTTGTAGTTCCTAATATAAGTTCAAATATTACAACACCTGCATGATCTATTTCATCCACTGAAATATCCCCAGATGTTATTCAAGTTGCAAAGACTACAATTACATCAGCTGAACTTCTTGCATTGTTCACAACTCCAAAAAGCCTTGTACCTGCTCCATGAGTTTGAAAAGCAATTCAGATTTGCTCTATCACTGCAACTATGACATATAGTACATCAGCCTATGCAACACAAACAACACTTGAATTCAGATTTACAGACGGTTCATGAGCAAAAGTATCAGCAGATATTGCATCTCTATTGAATGCTACAGCTACAAAAGTACAATCAGTAGAAGGAATTGAAGCAGAGCATACATTGACTACAAATGCTCCAATCGTTGCTTGTGTTCCTACAGCAAATCCAACAGCATGAAATTCAGACATAAAGGTTACTGTAGCATACAGAATAATCACATTATAATAATTTGATTTATACAAAAAAAACTTATAATAATTTTAATTAATACTTTAATTTTTTAAATATAATCCTATGGGAAAATCAGTACAAGAATTAGTCGATGATGCAATCAATGCAAAAAAGGTTGAAATCGAAAAGCTAGACTCAGACATTGCAGATAAAACTGCACGTGTAGACAAACTTAATAAGGAATTAGAAGAAGCAAAAAACCTATTCAATGCAAATGAAGCAAAATCCAAATCTGCAACTGATAGAACTGCACAGACTCTAGAAGATACAAGAAAAGAACTTACAGAAACTATCGAGAAGATCGAAGCTGAAAAACTACAACTTCAATCTGATAAAGATGCTCTTGCAATCGAGAAAGACAATGTAGAGAAAATCAAGAGAGACAATCTTGAAGCTCTAGAAACTTCAAAACAACTTGATTCAGAGATTGAAAGTAAAACAAACGAAGCAAAAAGACTTTCTCAGGCTAGAAAAGATGAATTAGGATTCATTGAAGAAGCTACACAAGCTCAGCAAATCGAAATTAAAAGAAATGAGAGATTAAAAGAAGAAATTGAGACATTGTCAAAAGCAAATAGGAAAACTCTTGATAGAATAAAAGAAGCTCAATCAGATGCTTCAGCAGGTCAAGAAATTATGCAAGCAGAAAGAGCTAGTCTTGAATTGCTTAGAAATAATGCAAATCAAATCATAGCATCATCTGAATATGCTAAAAATATGGCTTCAAACCTAATTACAGTATTCAGACAAACTCTACACCAATATATCCAGATAAACGGATCTGCAATACAAATACCAAATCTTACACCAGAAATCAAGAAATTCATCGCTGAAACTCTATTATCTGAAATATGAGAAGTTATTGCAAAAGCTCCTGAAACTGTTAAAACAGTGGAAAAGGTAGAAGAAATTGAAACAATACCTGCTGAAACTCCTGAAATCAAAGCAGAAACTCCAAAAACTGCCCCAGATGAAGAGGTTTTAACTCCTACGATAGAAACTAAGGCAGAAGATGAAAAGATTGTAGAAAACGAAGTAGAAACAGTCACTGAATGAAACGAAACACTTGATTGAAGTGAATGAACTGATTTATGAGCTGAATCAAACGAAAAAGCTCCTGAAACTTCAGAAACTTGAGATGAAATCGCTGATATCGTTGCATTAAGAAAACAATACACTGAAAAGTTCGGTAAATCTCCATTCAATGGTTGGAATGCATCACAACTTTTAGAAAAAATCAATACAGCAATCTAATTTTAAGATTATGGCAAACACAAACGACCTAAACATCTGAAAATATGACTCTAGCTGAAGAGTCATGAAAAAGAAAAAAGTTCCTGTAAGTTTATTGGTACAGAATACAAACGACTCTGAAAATGGGTCGTTTGACGTGTCTACAGGTAGAAAAAATATATCATTAACTTAATTATCCTATGTGAAATGTAAATGACTTCAAAAGAACTAGCTACAATGTAGACAGTGATTGAAATGCAATAGAACGCTCAGTAATAGAAGGTTTTATTTGAGATTATGCAACTACTTGAGCTTTGCCAGTAACGGATCTGAATATCTGAGATATGGCAGTAGTCAAAAGTCCTTTAGGTATTTACTTATGGGATTGAGATTCTTGGGAACTTTCCACAACTTTTACATTCGATCAGGCATTGAATACTACAAGTTCTCCGTCTTTCGTGAATCTTAACTGAAAACCCACCATAACCACTACAGAAACCTCATCTAAATGATGACTTAATATCTGTATAGATAATGCAGTAGGAGATGTGGCAAGAACTACTAGTTGACAATTAGAAAATAATGAAGCATTATGAATTAGAATATGAGTGACAGCTTCATGAGCTAGTGCAGAAGCAGATAGTGCAGTTAAGAGAACTTGAAGATTAACATTTAAACTTTCTACAACTGATATTACTTGAAGAATTGCTTGATTTATATGAAATAACGCATCATCACAAGCAATCATACCTTGTAAACCTAGCACAAAATATAAATTGTCTTGCTGGGTTAAAACCACGACAGCAGTAACAAACTGAGTATTTGTAAAACTAGAAACATATAATGGAACTTCTTTTCTAGTTGCAAGTGAAAGTAACAAATTAACTTGAACGAATGATTGGACTTTATGTACAGTAACAGCTACTTCTGGAAGCACAGCAAATTTTATGCAGATAGTTATGATGAATAATACTGCCTGAAATATATCAGATGCTTGGTTTGATGTTAACTCTATGACTTTTGACGAAATTATCGAAACAACTAACGACAACCTTACTACTAAAGAGCAATGAGTAGTATGATTTACTGCAATAGGAAGTACGGATAATATAGACCAGAGTCAATTGACAAAAAACGATGCTAGAAACTTTTGAGGAGATTGAAGCTCATCTACATATCCTACAAAAATAGCAATGCAGATAATACCTACAAAAAGTAAATTTACCTGAGTAGTATTACAAAGAATTGCAGATAACTGAACTTTTACTTGAACAGTTACAATAAGTATACAATGAGATACTTGAAGTGCCCCAGACTGAGTAATTAAGGCATCATATACATATACAAATGTACAATGGGAAGCATTAACAGTAGATACAGATTTTACAGTAGTACTGCCTTGTATATTGACTATATGAAGTAATTATTATGTAGTAATAGAGTCATCTACAACAGATGCTACAAATAATGCAAGACTTAGAGCAACTTCAGCAAGTACAAACTATGCTTGAATTTTTAAAGGATATTACTCATCTGCTTGGTCTACTGTAAATTATGATTTATATTTCAAAACTCTCTACTACAAACCTACCACTTCTTTCAATGCTTCTCTTAACTGAGATAGTCTTTCTTTGAAAGCTGATGAGGATTGATTTTTAAACGGAAGCAAAGTAGACCTAGTGAATTGAGTTGTAAACTATACAGAAACTTTCTGAACTCAATATTTACAGAATTATACCATTTCTTGAAGTGATTTGATTTGTAAAATTAATTGTCCTACAAACATACTATCAGGAATATTTACAAGCGACAAAGTTTTGACTTATTCACTTGATAATATAACTTACTGAGTTTGAGTGCCTACAGGAAGAAAAACTATCTATGTAAAAATTGCCTCATATTCTTGATTTGCAAGTTTCAGTTTCAAATTGAATATTGACACATCTAGTATTAAAACTCTCTACAACTTCCCTACAAACAAATCAATACTACAAACCTACACTAAACAACTACAAACTGCAACCACAACTGCAACCTACAGAGCTACTAAATATGGTTTCCCTGCTATAGAATACGCAGAAGGGATATATCAATTCCTAGAAGTGAACTGTGAAGATTCAGCAAGTACAGTTAAACTGAGTGCTGACTGAGTAACTTACACTACAAAAGCAGACTGAGCAAGTCTGACAATATCCTCTACACTTCTTCCAGTTATCTACACAGACATCACAATAACTAAAAACAGACTTCTTTCATCCAGTAACGATTATAACTCTTCTAGTGATAAAGATTGAAGTTTACAGCAAGGTATCGTGTCAATGTACAAATATCAAGGAATAAGCTATGATATTAGGGATATAAAGAAAGAGATAAGCAACATCAAACAGCTTACAACTCCTTGATTTACAATATTCACAGCTCCTGACATTACAACTGAAGCCGATACATTTCTAGTAGTTCCCATAGCGACCTGAAATATAAATTTACTCAAAGTTCCGAGTGCTTGAAAGAAATTCAGTATTATAGTAAAAACAAGCTGAACATCATCCTATACTTTGACTTTCGCAACTTGATTCAAGACAACTGGAACTCTAGCAACTGGGACATCAGATGCAAAATACTTTACTTTGAATTTTGTAAGTGATTGAATTCAAGCAATTGAGCTATCAAGAACAACTGCAATGTAATTTTCACTAAAACAAATATATTTCTAACCTGCCCTGAAAAATGGAATCAGTCCTAATCTATGTACAATCATTATTTATAATGAATAAGTTAAAACTTTGAATAACACTTATACTCTGAACACTTTGAACACTTATGTGAGGTTGGGACTTACAATTAAAATGGGTAATATGATTCATGCTTATGGATTATCTCTTATGACTCCACTGGGCTATAATGACAGGATCATTAAGTAAAGAGAAGGCATGGAAATGATTTTGGAAAATGATTTGAATTACAATTTGAATCTGAGTATCATACTGAACGGATATAATTATTTTTCATCAGGAAATATTACTTTGATTCCATAATATAATCGTAACTGTATTATGATGAAATCTAGCATTAGACCTTCTTCATAAACTTATACGATTAAAAATACCGATTCCTGCAATAATAGTAGATAAATTGAAAAATTATATTGATAGTGTAGAATGTAGAAGAATAACCGATATTGATAGTCCTGAGTGCAATCCTAAAACCACTGAAGATACAAAAAATAATACTCTTTAACTTTATTTTTATGGCACTAGTAGACCAGTTAAAACCTGAAGCAAAAAAAGAATTTGATAGATGCTGACAGTTTGCAAATATGGAAAGAGAAGCATTGACTAAAGATTTAAGAAAATGATTATGGACTACAGAAGAACACTCGAAAGAATATCAAATATTACACGATAAAGTTAAAACTGCAATGTGCAAGATACTATTAAATCCTAATAATTATTAAAATGAAGACTCTGATTTTAAGTGTTTGACATAACTGGGCTAAGTCTCCAAAATGAGCTATAGACAAATGAGCTTCAGCAAACAATACAAACGAAGCTACCGAAACAAATCTTATTATCAATTGATTGATAACTAAAGGTATTCCTTGAGTTAAATTAATAAAAGTTCCTTTGGGTCTTTCTTTGGTTGATAGGATAGCATGGATAAATAAAAGATTCCCTAAAGAACTTGAACCGTTTGCTTTTGAACTTCACTTAGATGCATGACCTATTACTGCTCGTGGGGCTAGTGTTTGGTTTTTAGACTGAAATGCATATACTAAATGAGAAGGAGGGCAATTCCTACAGAAATACACCGAAATAACCTGAGAACCTTCAAGACACGTAAATCCTGATACTGCTGGTAGGTGGGGTAGACTTTGATTCGTAAGAGATACAAAATGTGCTTCATTGCTTGTAGAACTTTGATTTGTTACAAATACCCAGGATCTTAAAGCTATCAGATTAAAAGCTATAGACTGAATAATCGAGTGAGTAAAAAATATGAATATTAAATAATCTTAAATATTATGACTTTTGCAGAAATACAAACTGAATTTGCAGAATTGCACCTTGATACTTCAAGTACATGGATTACAGGAGGTTCATTGAATAAAAAATGCGTAAACAAGGCTTACGAGTATATGTATGATATTTTAAAGAACTCTGCAAAGGTAAAAAAATACATAGGTCTTACAAAAACCAATGTAGTAATCACAAACAAGGTCTGAACTTTGCCTGCTACTTTCGATACTATAGATTTTGCATCTATGGTAGATTTTAGTACAGATAGTTGAGTAGATTGAGATTTTACAAACAGATACTTTGATTTTGAGATAAGATGAGTTGCATGAGCGAAGACTATCGTAACTCAGACAAATATTCCGAATCTTTATATTACATTCCTTCCATTAATAACTGTACTTTCTGCTGATTGAGATAAACCCTCTTTGATTCCTAGTGAATTACACAGATGTATCGCTGATTTTGCCCTTGTAGAATACTTTAGAAGAATAAGAGATGATGTAAGTGCTTGAAATGCTCTACAACTAGCTCAGTCTATGTTAAACCAGAAATTAATAACACTTTGATAACAATTAATAGTGAATTATGGCAATAAATTATAAACCTGCGAGAAGAAATAACCCCTCAGAACTATTCCAATTAACAAACGGTCTAGATTCTACAAATGATCCTACTCTTATCAAAAAGAGTAAATTCATTGACTGCAAGAATATTTATACAACTGATTTAGGTTTCGAGTGCAGGTCTTGAATAACAACTTACTGAACTCAAACAGGTACAGCAAAGATAAATGCACAATGAGTAATTAAAAAAGAGTCCTGAGATATATTAGTCAGGGTTTTTTGAACAAAATTCCAGAAGTTAGTAACTACAACATGGACTGATGTAAGCACAGTATCAAATCTAAGCTCAGTAATAGTTTCTTACAACTGTTCAGACCTTACTACAGCATCGCTTAAAAGTGGTACCGGTACAGCAAACAGTACAACAAGAACTTTCGAGCCTTCAGGTGGATGAATGACAATAAATGCATATGCTTCAAAGGTTCTCAGAATAACTTGAGGTACAGGATCAGGACAAGAAAAAACAATAACTTCAAATGATCTTACTACACTATTTATTGATTGAGTATTTGAAACTACACCAGATGCAACCTCTACTTACGATATCCGAGCAGTAGCACCACACGTAATAGTTACAAATGGTACAGATTCAGTATTCAAATATGACTGAACCACTCTCACTACCCTTTCAATGCCTAAGTTCCATTCACTAGAAGTACAGCATGACAGATTATTCTGAGCTAGAAGAGATTTAGATTATCTTTATATGTCAAATCTATGAACTGATTTTTTTCCGAAAGATAATTATATCCCTATAAATCAAGACTGAGATATCATTACTCAGGTTACAAAGAACTTGCAAGACGTTATTGTTTATAAGCAAAATTCACGTTATAGGCTTATAGGTTACAACGAGGATGAATTTCAGCTTATTCCAGTCGACACAGCTATTGGTTGTATTGCTCCAAAAAGTGTAGCTCATGGTAATAATTGGAATTTCTTTCTTTGAGTCGGTTGAGTTTACTCTATAAATACCCTTGAAAATTCATCCACAGACGAATGATTGCCACTTTCTATAGATATTAACTCAGATATACTTGCACACACTGCACAGGAACTCTCAGAAGCTACAGGGTGGCTAATAAACAATAGGTATCATCTATCTATCTGAAATGAAGTATTTGTTTATGATATCGATCAGAGTTTCAAGAAAAGGACTACAGTATGGACAAGACTTGTTTATCCTGAAAATATAGTAGATTCTTTCATAAATAATTGATTCGTTTATCTCGGATCTGCAACAAAAACATACATTGTTTGAGGTTCTACAGATGACGGAGTATATTTTGCTTGCGATATAACCACAGGGAAGAAGCACCAATGAGATAAAAACGTCTATAAAATTTACGAAAGAGACTATATAAATTGGAAAGCTCTTGCAAAAAATGTTACAATCTCTGTATGAGTGGATGAATGAAGTCTAGTAAGCCAATGAGCTTTTTCTATGTCTACAGGACAAATAAGACTCATGAATAATAAAAGATGAAGATATTTAACGTATAAATACGAGTTTACAAGTGAATGAAGCCCTAGTTTTATTTCACACGAAACATTTTACAATCCATTACCTAAAGTAATATAATTATGGGTTCATACGATAATGCTATAGCAAAACTAAGATCAGATTTAGAACTACTTAAAAATAAACAAGTGGTTTTTAATTATGAACCTATTAATCCTACTGCAAATACTATATGGGCTGATCCTGCAACACAAACAACAAAATTCTTTGACTGAAAGAATTGGTTTACTACTTCATGAGGTTCACTATCGAATTTCACTATAACTTCCGTAATAACTGCATCCGACTATAACACGATAACATGGACCTCATGAGTTATAAATATCGGTACATCTACCTGAAGTGTGCAATATGCAATAAGCTCAGGTAGCTTTGATATGACTACTCAGACCTATTTCTATTGGCAAGATGATATACCTACTGCTATTCAGACTACTACAGATGCTTGAATTGCAGTAACAAACTGAGGAATAATAATCGCTATAAGCAAACCAAATACTGATACAGCAAATAAAGCATGAATAAAGATACTTTGAACCTTATGAGACCTTATTATTTCGGATAATATAGTTGCAAATTCTATAACTGCAAATATGCTACAGGCAAACTCTGTAACTGCATCAAAAATAAGTGTAACAAGCCTATCAGCAATAAATGCAAATCTGTGAAGCATTACAGCCTGAAATATGACTATTGATTCTTCAGGTTATATAAAATGAGGTCAGGTGGCTTATGATACATGAACTTGATTTTTTCTCTGAAATTCATCGTGAGCCTATAAATTATCAATTGGTAATTCAGCTTGAAACAAATTGACATGGGATTCAAGTACACTAAGTATAGTATGAACATTGAACACATGATCTTGAAGTAATATAAATGCTTCATATATTACAAACGTATCAGCATTAAGTATAGGTTCTTTATCATGAAATCTTGATAATATATCAAATTGAAGTACATATGTAAAGACTACATCAAATGAAAAAACTTGAGCAGGCAGATGATATAATGCATTAAATTCAAGTAATAGATATGCTCAGTGGCTTACAACCAATGATTTTGTTTCTGGGACTAATCCTTCGACAGGTATTGTAATGGATAGTGCAGGTATAAGATGATATTATGGAAGCGATAAAAAATTTGAGGTAAAAACTTCAGATTGAAGTGCATTTTTTAAATGAGATATATACGCAGTAAACTGAACATTTACAGGAAGCATAACAAGCTCTGCGACAATTACATGATGAACAATAAAAACATCCAATACTTATTGATATGTTGAATTATCTGATCAGTCATGACTTTGAATGCTACAATTTAGAAGTACTTTTGAAAATGAAATACACTGAAGGATTTTCATACAAGATTATTCTTGAGTATATGATTATTTATATATAGATTGATCTTGACCTTATAGTTGATGATCTGGAATAATAATGAATTGAAATACTATATTTAATGATTCTACTGATGTTTATTGAACGGTAAATTGTGAATATAGACTAAAAATACCAGTATGATCTAACCTCTACTAGTATGGCAACAATGACAATAACAAATAATGTAGCAAAGGGGTTTTCAAATAAGACCTCTTGAACAAAAATGACATGGTTTTGAACGTCTTTTAATATGCCTGTTACAAATATATTTGATAATAATTCAAGTTATAGTGAAACTGAAGGAATGTTAAATTCTATATGATGAGCAACAAGTTTTGATTTATCTTGATTTCAGAATGGTTGGGAAATATGTGCAGTTAGTACAGTAATAACAGTACATTGACCTTATGCATGATGAATAATACCCATAAGACAAGTATGGAAAAATCCTGCATGAACAAATTATTTTATAAATTGAGATTATTCTTTTAATTGTCCATATTTAGCAGATGCTATAGCATGGTCTAGTTCACAAATAGCATCAAATACTTGACTTGCTTCATGGGAGGTTTATACTTCAGGTACTTACAAGGTTTACTGAATAGCTGATTGATGATGATTCAGTCAAAATACTGAAACAAGTATATCAATGACGAATGTACCTTCAATAGTAGAATCTTACACTCCATGAATGATTTGGGTAGAATGAAACGATTTAAGGTGGACTTCTGCAAATTCACATATTCATACTAGAAACTGAGTAAGTTATTGAAGTGTTTGAACTCAATATAACTGAAAAATATGGATAGATTGAAGTAATGTATTTTGGGTATGATGATGAACTAAATATGGTGCTCCATACAATTTCAGACAATTTGCATCAGCTTTTTCAAATTGACCTAGTCCAACAGTAGTAAGCTGACAAACTCCTTGAATGTTTTGGATGGATTCAAACTTTTGATATGAACATATAGGATATATAGCTTCAGATTGATATAAAAATATATTCCCTTCTTGAAGTAATCCTTATGCTTAATTATTAACTTAAAAAACTATGTGATGATCTATATGAGGTGCATCCTCAGGATGAGAAATAATAAACCTAACACCTGAAGAAATACAAGAGAAATGTATACACGCATGGAAAGATATTGAAGAAACTGAAACCGAAATAAAGCAAGTTTGCTATAGATGCAACAAAGAAAGAATTTTAAAAATAACCTTATAAATATATGAATCCTATTGTAATAAATCTTATGAAATTTATGTCTAGAGTAGACCTTAAATGAAACGAAGTACCTGCATATAATGAATGCATGGTATACCTTCAAGAACTTGATAAGCAAAATATAGATAAAGAGCTTGATAAAAAAGAAAAAAATGTATAATAAAATTAATTAACTATATATTATGGCAGTAGATAAACAAAAATTTGATAATTTAGTAGCAAAGCTTTGATCTGTAGATGCAGTATTAAAGGCTTTTTCAAATAAATACTGAGATAATAGCTCTGAGCTGAAGACAATTCAAAATTATGTTAATCAGGATAATTGGAGCAATAACCAAAGTTGAATGCCTGCTAGCTGAAATGCTCCAAAATTCTCAGATCCGAATCATCAGCAATATTACGAATCATTATCAGAAGCATGAAAAAAATCATTTTACGATCAATTTCTAGCAAATAATAAGGCTAGTTGATGAAAAGATCCAAACAGTGCCTTCAATAATACTGCAAATAATTTCACAGATGATAAAACAAGCGATTATATGGCTTCTTTTGATAAATGATACTCAGATTATACAAAAACTCAGACAGATGCTTATAATATTCAAACTCAAAGAGATCTAGAGCAAAAAGCAAGAGAAAAAGCAGACCTTGAAACTTCTTATAAATCAGCTACTCAAAATCTAGACTGGCAAACTCAAAAAGCAGACCTTGATATACAAAGAGCAAGAGCAGATTATAATACATATACTTGACAGAATCAGGTTGATTTTAACCAATCTATAAAGAACTCAAACAGGGATTTTTCAAGTATAT